ATTAAACGTTAAAAAGTTAAAAAAAGAGGAAAAACGTAAAAAAATATATAGCACCCATACCATGCTTTTATTTGTACATCATCTATAATCCCCATTTATCAGTAACTGTACTATACATATATATTCTATATAAAAAAAATATATTAATCTACGTTGTGTTTCAATGATTTAGTAAATAAACAGCGGTATACGGGTACTATATATTTTTTTGCGTTTTTACTCTTTTTAAGAATTTTTTATAGTTTAAACGGCAATAATAAAAAAAAGAGCAGAAGAAAACAGGTATTTAACCTGGATTAATCTGCTCCAACGGAGATAAAACAATATTTTAAAATGCTCAAAAAAATTCAAATTAATGGGGAATATTATTACATTTTATTGCTTATGGTATTACAGGCCATCCCAAATCATCCCCGTGTAAAGTTATTGTTTGTCTCAATATGCCACCATTCATTCCTGCATTGCTGAATATAAAATCATCAATATAATTATCATTAGTACCGCCTAATAAGCTCTCTTCTGTAAAAGTGTTTAATAAAGGATTTCCCCCAGTGATTGATATATAACCGTTTAAAATTTGATCATCATTACCACGTTTAAATAGCATTTGTGCATTTTGTGCGCCTGATAATCCCCATGATGTTGGCTCATTTAGCATAGTCATATAACTACCAGTAATAGTTGTAGATGCTGTTCGCTCACCCCATACATATGGTAAATGCAAATAAACAATATCTCTAATCTGTGTCCATGCCGCCTCAAAATCCACATACTCAACATCGGCTGCCCGTATTACCCCGGCTGATCCCGCCCCCAGGGTGCTCCAGCCCTGTGCAATATTCCCAGTAGTTAGATATATAGACATATCAACTACACCGGTGAGCGCCGCCCCGTCTAATATTTGGAGCTGTGGTTCTATCTCAGTATCCAGCCAATTTTGCCACAACCCATTTGCGTATTGATTATAGTTGCTAACATTTCTGGTTGGTTTTTTTCGGTACGGATACCAGCCAAAATTTTGTTGATCTGTAGTTGATGCAACTTTATTGTTTTGTCCTGTAGTTGGATCAATTACATCCGTTTGTGCCCATAATGATTTTATTGTGGGTTTAGCCATGTGTTCTCCTTTTTATAGTTGTTCAACATATTGACCACCTTCATTTTCATACCCTGCCCCAGTTTCCCCAAAACCTAAAATACCCGGCTCTGGGGGAAAACTGCCTTCCCCATCAAAACCAAAATCCATTTCATCATCACTCATTATCAACGATAATTTAACACCAGCAAGCATAATAGATTCTATTTGAACTCTTAAATTTTCCGGTAGAGGACTATTAGTTTTAAATAATACCTCCAACCCAGCGGGATGTAGCTCACTGTAGTGGCATTCAAGGGCTTTTGTGATTTGCTTAACAGCTAGTATTATGATTTCCGGTTCTCCATATGATTTATTTAATAGCACTCGTATTTTTATAGCTTCTCTATACTTAGGATCTAATCTAAATTGTCTATCTTCTCCAGCAATTTCACCTACAATATCCAATTGATCACCAACTGCACAATCAATATTTCTGCATAATAAAAAAGATTGACAAAGATATTCTAATTCCTGGATTGGTGATAACATAGAAATTATTATATTCTTCAGAGCATTTTTATCTTTAAATTGCTCTATTAATAATGCTATTGCACGGTCTACGTGATCTGTAATAATGCTACTTGTTGGGATTGCTACTGCACTCGATTCAAACGATATACCAGAGGACACACTGCTTAATATTGGTAGATCTTCTGCCCTAGGTGGTGGTAAATAACACGGCTCTACTATCTGATACGGGTTCTGCTGTAAACTCAATATTTCGTCATCTTGTAAAGCCCTATGGTATATATAGCAAAATTCCATTTCTCCGTTTAAACCATCAACATTACCGTATCTACTACCAGCGTACAAAAGACCATCAGATTGATACATATTTCCGGTTTTTGCTACACTTTCACCGAGTTGCCCGTTTGTAAACAGCTCTAATAAAGCACCATCATATCTAATAACAATATCTACCCATTCATCATTTTCTATAGTTATAATATTAGCATCACCGATATGCACACGACCAGTAGATGTGTTAAAAAATGTTTTGATATTATTGTTTTGATAATTTATATAGGTCATTATTTGAAAATTACCCATACCGGTACTGAAGAAAAACTGAAATGGTGTCAATGATCTATTAAACGTTTTAATCCTCGTTACTATTGTGCATTGATCATATCCATCTAAAATAGGCACTGAGGTATTTACTCGTTTTATATAGCTATTAATAGTTGTTGTCCTGAATACCCCATCAGTATATACAACCATATTTTGCTCGTTTTGTAAATGAGTATTAAATGGGCTATATAATAATCGTGCATTAACACCGGCTAAACCAAAACCGGTATTTAATAAAAAAGCCTCTTCTATGCCAAATGATAAAGCATGCCCTCTATCTATTTTAGCACCAAGAGGTGGCTTATTTTGTAAACTATAATCAATGCTCATTATTGTACCTCTGATGACCCTAATTTATATTGTAATGTATTACCAGATGTATGCGTAGTTTGCCCTATATTATTAATTATTGCGATTTTAAATTTACTAAAAGGTAGAAATATATTAGTAACAATACTTGATTCGGCATCTACTAAATTATGAAAATTAAAGACTGGTTTTAAATAAGCGCTCAGAGGTAACGTTGTTGGCGCTGAAAGCGGGTATATATCATCAAGCTCAGGTAATAAATACAATGCAAAATATGCCCCGCTGGCTTTAGCTGATACCGTAGCAGATAGGGTTAATTTTAACGATATAAATTGCTCATTAACTGCATCAACAATCGCACTTGTCAATAACCCACCATGAACTATAGCGTTTAACTCTGTTGTCAATAGTGTTACTGGACTACCCGCAGACCATAATATTTTATTTGGCATAATATTTTTCCTTTAGAGGTTAATTTTTATAATTATTTATTTCCAGCAAACGTTTCAAAATATCCATTTATACATTGCACCTGTACGGATGTTAATAAATTAAGGCCTGACAATTGGATAAATGCCCCAGCAGATACAGATACATAACCAGTCTGTTTTATGCTTCCAGAGCTATCAACAATCTCACCATATGTAACCGCTGTATTTACAAGAGGTGTTCCAGCTACTGGGTTGGTGGTTATATCTAACCAACACCTGCCCATAATTTGTGGTTGTAAAACTACGCCTGCCAAACCTTCAGCGTTACTGTTTGTATATGCAGGATCATTTAGGACTAAAATCACGCCTAAAGTTCCTTTATTTTCATCATCATACAATCTAATTTCCCCAGGACTGCTCCCAGCGTCCACCTGGTCTGTAACAAAATTAGATATTAAATTTCTTTGTGAGCTTGGTAATTGCATAATTATTCCTTTACTTATGGTATTGTTACTGATATACGGCTAATATCAAAAACAGCTATTTCTGAACTAGATATAGGTACTGTATTATAATTCAATGGTGGTGCTGGATCGCCGGGAGCGTTTGTAAAATTAGCGCTAATTTTTATAATTTCAATCCCAGGGACTTCAAAAATAGATCCAAAAAATCGTTGCTGAATAACATCTAAACCAACCTGCTGTGTTGATAACCCATATGCTAATGCTTGATTTTTAATTTGAGTTTCACCATCACTAGGGAAAGTTTCTTCATTGTATAAGTCAATTATTACCTCTAACCAAATGTATTTATTTACAGGTCTGGAAAAGTGCATTGTTTGGATATCTCCATTGCTATCAGTAATATCAATACCTACACCACCATTTACATTTCCAAAAGTTTCAATCCCACCACCTTTTACTGCCCATAATTTATCTGCAATATCCTGATCTGATCCACCTAAAATAACAATTTCAATACTATGTGGTGGTCTACCCTCAACGTCCACAAGATCTGTTCTATTTTCAAAACCTTTTACGGCATCAATATTAATTATATCATTTTCCATACGTGCAACAATAGCTGGTAATGTCCCTGCCCCTATTATTTGTAAACTCTGTTCTCTCCGTATGCGTAATTCAGCATCAGACTCAACACCTCTGCCTTGATCACCAGCCTCAAAATTCTCCACAAAATCAAAACCTATTACTGGTGTATCTATAGTAGTGATAGAGTTTGCATTAACTAATATTGCCCCTTTATCTACTGATACAAAATCAGAAAATGCATAGTATGACATATTATTGTTTAAAGCAGTATCAAATGGGCTTATTTTGGCTTCTATTTTTACCACGCCACCAAATAATTTTGTCGCTGTTGCTGGGTTTGATGCATTTCCATTTATCTCATCTGCTAAAGCTTGCGCTACAGTTTCAACACTACCACCAGTCCCTGAAGCTACTGTATTAACTATTGCGTCAAGTGTTATTATATAGTCTATAGATTCTACATACGTATCAAGCTTTATATAGATATTTCTTTGCTGTATTTCAGTAATGATAGTGTCATTAAGTAAAGTAAATACCTCACCGGTTGTTGATGCACTTACTAAAGTGTCCTGTGGTACTACTGTTAAATCATCCCCGGATAACCCTATTGTGACTAATGAGGGCTGTGCAGATAATCTGACTAAGCCGTTATACTGTACTAAATCATCCAAAGACGCTTGTCTTGCTGCTGAAGGATTTTGACTGCTATAGACTTTTTGCATTTGTTCCCACACATCAGCTTGCGGTTTAGTAAATACACCGATTATCTGTCCAAATACGCTCTCTGGAGATAGGTTAGCATCGGGATAAAAAGCTTTAATATTATCTTCAATTTCTGATTTAATATCATTAAATCTCTTTAATGTAAATCCCTCATCATTTAGACCAAAACTCATAATGTTATATCCTCATTAAATTGTATAACAGTATTATCATTTTTTACAGCAGTAAATACAACAGAATATGCTCTCAATTCAGAATCAAACACAGTTTTATACTCAGTAAGCAATTTTACTTCTGGCTCTTCAAGAATTGTTCTTTTAAAAATATTATCTACTGTATTTATATTCGGATTTTTCTTCATTATTTCTTCAAAATATTTAATGCCTTTTGTAGTGTCCAAAAACCATTCACCAAAAAAGAATAAAAATTTTATTTTTAATCGCTGTATCAATTCATCATCATCAGATAAAATTTTAAGGTCAAAATTAGTCACTTTTAAATCATGGGTGGTTTGATCCAATTCTAAATCTAACATAATTATTTCACTTTCCATACAGTTTGATTTGCATCTGTTATTTTAACGTTAAATGTAACTGGATAATTCACTGGTGGTGAGCCTGGTATTATTGGTGTAGCATTTAAAATAGCTGTTTCATCATTAGTAACCAAAAACAAAACACCATTTTCTTTACATTTGGTAATCGTAGCGTTTATAACAGCATTAACAGGTAATGGATCCGGTGTAGTTGCACCACCAGCATTAGAGGTTATAGCAGTAATGATTATCTGTAAACCATCAAGATAAGCGCCTTTTCCACCGGTTTTATTTATCAATGATGGCAAACTCACTATAACTATAGTGCCTTCCACTGGAGTGGGTAACCCATCAACTATTTCCAGCGTCATGCCCTGTACTGCTACTTCATTACTCATTTATGCTTCCACTGTTAAATTTCCATTGTTAATATCAATTTGTCCGTTTGCCCTTATCGCTATTATACCATTATCATTTTGTAAAGTAATATCTCCATTATCTTGTAACATTATTTTTTTATCATTATATATAATTTCAAGATCCTCATTATTATTGATTAATGGATGATCCCCTTTAAAATCTCTAAATCCTATATGCGCTACTGCATCCGACAAAGAAAATTTATCTGTATTACCAGGTAATGAGTCTATCCCAGTGGATAAAAACACATCCATTGACCGTTGAGAAAAAGATAACCACACTTTTTGACCTTTTTTTAATGGTGGTTTAATTATCCAATTATCACCCTCTGGGTAAATTACAGGCACATTTTCAATAATAGGTAATGGTAATTCTATATTGTTTAAATATTGTTTTTTTATTAATGGTTTTACAGATACTTTTTTCTTTTTATAATCTAACACTTCTTCAATAATAGCAGGTAAGCCCACGTTTAATTCTTCTGCTAATAAAGAATTAAATGCCTTTTTGTAAACATTAGATAGCGTATTTGTTTGCTCATTCATAGTTGGCTACTTCTAATTCAGTTTGAAAAACACCCTCGTACAATGAAGCTGTGTGCGTCACTGTCATAACCCTAAATAAACTATTGGCAGGTATCTGCCTGCTTGATATACCTACAGTACCACCAGGCTCTATTTTAGGCTGTAACAGAGATACTATTTTCCAGCCATCAATTTCTACAGCAGCCTCTTTTTTGCCTTTTTTTATCTTTACTTTTTCTGGACTACCAATCATGCCACTTTTTGGTGTTATATATAAAACAATAGATTTATCTACAGTATTTTCAAGATAAAATTTAATCTCTTGATTCTGCACCGACCATTGCAGACCCCCTGATTTTGTCAATTTTTCAATAAGGTTTTTTGTCATCCCACCAAATGAAAAAGCATTATTAAATTTTATATTTTTAAAATTTATCAGGTTCAAGTTTGTTTTTAACGGCAGTCCTAATGTTTTTACGGCTTTTTTTAATATCTGTTTTATACCAGTTCCCTCTTTGTACGCTACTGAAGATAATGAATTGTTCAGCTCTTTTTCTCCATCTCGCAGTATTATAGTCGTTATTTTATTTGCACCCTCGAATTTAGTATATATTGATGTAGTATTCCCTTTAAAAATAGTCCCCTCACCGCTAGCTTCAGTGTATCCCGCTTTTACAGTAATATTAATATCTGTGTTTTTAAATTTGTTTAATGTTGCATCTGATAGATTATATATAGTAATAGTGCAATTATTAGTGTCACTCGTTTCTGTTTTAACACATTTAATATCTACACGTAAGTGTTTAATTATTATAAGCTCAACGCCCGCCTGAACTTCTAATGATATACTCCTATTAAATAGTGGCATCTTCATTTTCCTCAAAATAAATTAAACTACACGTACCATTAAATAGCTCATTTTGCTCAATCTCATCATACGTGCCATCTTCTCTAACTACGTACATCTGCCCCTGGGGGAAATTTTCTATATATGAAAATTTAGTTATAAGCTCAAAATTAATAACTAAAGTGATTCCTAAAATTAATGGTGTTTGCTCTCTGTCAAGTATACTCATTCCCCATGCGCTGTCTCTTGAGTTCCATATAAAGTCAAATACATATGGCGTGTTGTCAAGTGTTATTTCTTCAGTAAATGCTGGTAAATTTTTAAACGGTATTAATCTCATTTGCCAAGTAATCCTTTAAATTTTTTCCCTATTTTATATAATACAGAACTTTGTTTAACCTCTTTTGTAGAATCAACTCCAGTATCTATCTTTTTACCATTTTGATTTTTTATAAATGGTGCTTTACCATTTAATTCGCTGGAATTATTTATTATTGTGATATCAGAGCTAACAATATTTATTTTTTTAAACTCGACCACAAATTTAATAGTATTATCTGTTGTTTTGTCAACAGGAAATGATACACTTGTTATCACCATATCTGTATATAATTTAAGTGTAGTGACAATATCTAATTTAATAGCATCACTTATTTTTTCAACTCTATCACCTGGCTGTTTTGGTATTGCAAAACCACCATACTCCAGCAATTGATTAAACGCTAAAATATCACGGTTAGTATTACTCTCTCGTATTAAGTTATGAAATTTGCCAGTATTTATATCAACAAATGATACAGGTGAATTAGTGACAAAACCCTCCATTGTCAATTGCTCTGGAACTGCTCTTACATGATCATGTATATCAAAACCATCTTCTACATAATAGTTTGTCATATCGTTTTTATAGCTGTGCCCTTCTCTTATTGTTACATCTAATAAGAGATCTCCAATTTGCCCTTGGGCTTTATTACTCGTAAATATTGATACCATTATTCAACCTCCGGTATATCATTGTATAAGTTGTTTATATTAGCATTAAAAACTTCTTGTGCAACTGCTCTTGATGTTTCATTCAGAGAGTCCGCTTGATATTGAGGAGTCCCTTCAGGAACAAATGTTTGTATAGTAGCACTGATATTTATTGATTTATTACTGTTTAAACTGTTGCCTATATTGCTCGGGATGCCACCGCCACCAGCCATTGCCAAACCACCACTACCAAACGCTGGGGATGAAAACATATTGCCAAAGAATTTACCTACACCAGAGTCTGTAAGCTTACTTTTAATAGTGCTGAATAATTTATCAAAAGCCGCAAGAATAGTTTTAAACACGGATTTTATAGCCGTGGCTATCATATTATTCAGCATTGTAAATATTTGTGGTATTACTGTTGTCAACAGGCTCCAAATAGTTTTTAACGTAGTCCACAATATGGGTAAAATCATTGCCACCATATTAGCTAAAAAATCAAGAGAATCTGCTAATATTAGCTCTAACCCTTTAGCGGCTTTATCTACGTCATTTGTAAATATACCTACTGTAAAATCTATAATACCAGTAAGTATATTTTTTATATTATTCCACATATCTTGCAATATTATTATAAAGGGCGCTAAAGCAGCATTAATTTTTGGTGCTAATTCTGACCACGGAGCCATAAATTTTCCTACCAATGAATCTTGCCCTTGCACAAACATAGCTATATCTTCAGCAACTAAAATCAATATTGCTATTACAGCTAATACTGCTACACCCATCAAAGCAAATTTAGCCACAAACATAGTAGTGCTTATATTTGCTTTTGTTGCTGCTTGTGATATTAAAACAAATGTACCTGCAACAAATTTACCCATAGTAACTATCAAGGTAAAACTTAATAATAGTGGTCCTATTACCGCAAGTAAACCTCCGAATATAAAAATTATAGCTTTTAAAGTAGATGACATATTTTTAAATACATCAACCAATTTAATTAATGTATTAATTAATTTTTTAGCTATTGGAAGTAGCATTTTTTCCATTGTTCTTGCCGTCAATGTCAGTATATCTTTAAAATTTGACCATCTACCACCTAGCGTTTTAGCTTGTTTTTCCATTAAATTATCAAATCTACCACCAGCGCCTGCCATACTTTTAAACGCTGCTGCTACATCATTAAAGCCAACAGTTCCAGCAGAAACCATTTTAGTCACTGCTCCAGTAGTAGTATCGAATTGTTTTGCTAAAGTGTCCAATAAAGGCACACCAGCAACCGCAAAATCTCTTAATTCCCTTCCTGTCAATTTACCTTGGTTTCTTACCTGCCCAAAATTTAAGGCTAATCTAGATACGGGGACACCGAGTCCAGCAGACACATTACCTAAATCTTTTAGTGTATCCAACACCGTTTCGCCGCTCTCACCCATAGCTAATAATTGTTTTACAGTCGGACCAATTTCTTTAATTTCAAATGGAGTTTCAGCAGCAAACTGTAGCATATCTTTTACTAAAGTTTTCCCTTTTTCAGTACTGCCTAACATTGTAGCAAAAGCAATATCTAATTGTTCAAAGTCTGATAAACTCTTTAATACCCATACATTTAGGGCTACAAATGGGGCAGTAAAAGCAATTGACATAGTGCGCCCAATTTTACTGACCTTATTATTGACCTGATTGACACGTGCTTCAGCATTTCGGAATGCTTTTTCATCAATCTTAAAACCAATTAAATTCACTAATTCCCGCACTACCATTTTACATCAATCCCATCTCATGTGGATCCCCGTCCAGTTTGCCTACTATAAAAATCATACCAATTTTTAATTTAGCTAACTCTTTAGTAGCTGAACAATTTTTTTCATGCTCAAAAATGTACTCTTTTGCTGTTTTTGAGTCTTTATGATTTATTAAAACATGCTGTTTTACCTCTTTAATTGCTATTTTTTCAGTTATATTTTTTGATGAGATATTTGTAAAAAAGAATGTCAGTAAAAATGTTATAGATATTGACACAATAGTAGTTAGTATAATAGTCAGTAAATTAGTCATTATTTAGCCTCTTCCATCATTATTGATTCGCATTGTGCTTTTACATCCAGCATAGTATTTGCTCTAACTAAATCGTCCATATCCCAGTGTTCTTCAAGCTCTTTGAGTGTTGCCACTTTGTCAATTATAACTAATCTCCAAAGCGGCCACTCAAATAATAGATCTCTATCTATACCATCAATCAATAATTTTAACTTTGCAGTTTTTTCATTGCCGGAGCCTGTTTTACTGATGAAAGGATTTTTCCAATAGCCCCGTTGGCTAAAAAACTTTGAAAATTTACCTCTAAAACTTTCTTTAATATCTCAAATAATAGCCCGTATTCTCCAGCGAAAGTTTCATCAAATATGTTGTTATCACTCATCGGCTTACCGTCAACGCTGGTGGTAGATAATAGCCTATTGATGATTTTTACCACGTCATCTTCACCAAGCTCTGATATAAGTAAAGCAGCTATTTCATTAATATCAATGTTAGAAAAATCAATATCCTTATCCATGATATTATTTAGCTCTTTACTATTCTTTTTCAACTCTTCTTTTTTATCTTTATTACTACCCATAACAGAAAAAAACCCAAGACCAAATTTTACCATGATACGTAAAAGTTTAGCTTGGATTTTAATTCCTTCACGTGCCCCAAAAGTCATGATCATAACTTTTGAATCTTCTCCGTTACTATCTTTATATGTCTCTGTAATTGTTTTATACGCCATTTTATCCTCCATTTAGATATAAGCATAATATTAAGTTTATAATAATTATCACATGTCAATAGTTTTTATGCCCCAAAAGTAGGGTTACCACCCACGCCCATAAACAAATCTGCACAATCAATAGTCCATTCACGATTGCTTATTTCCTTACTAAATTCAACGCTTGCAGGTTTAACTACCCACCCAGCACCACTTGCTATATTAGTAGACCCTAAGCTGTCTCTTATCAGTATTGCTTTTATTGCTTTAGACGTGACTTCATCTTCTAAAGCAAAACCTGACAATACATTATTTGATAGACTCGTCTGTTGTAAAGTGAGTGTGACACGCCCTGATTTATTAGCACTTTTAGCTCTGGATGTTCTACCATCCGCCCCGGTAACCTTTGTAAATGTATCTTCATCTCTTTCTATGCTGACAAATGTTCCATCCGCAAAACCACTCATTATAGCACCACCAATAATTACATCCACTTTTTCAGGATCATACGTTGATAAAGGCATAATTTTTTCTCCTTTGTAAATTTATTTTTAGACCGTTCTATAGTTTATATTTAATACTTACTTAATTACTCACTATTATAGTGTGAGTGTACCATTAATCTGTACTGTATGCACCGCACCGCTATACCAAGCTGTAAATGTAATACCCGTTAAATTACGTGCTGCTTTATCATTCACTGGAATAGAGGATGCTAATGGGACATTAATAACATACCCACCAGTTTGTACATCAGTATCAGGATCAAACGTTGTTTCTGTTAATGCACCATTTGTTTGAGCTATAGATAATATTTGATTTATTGCACTTTTAACCTGTGATATGCCAGCATCAGAGTATGGGATTTTATCATGCCTTGCTAACAGCCCAAATACATTCTCTGCTATTCTTGCTTTCAACCAATCAACAAAAATTATAGTATCAATATAATCACCATCACCAATTTTTGAAAACAACAGTAGATTTTTTCCACCTACTTCAGTATATGTATTTGAATATTTATTGTATACATTAAGTGATTGAGTTGTTGTTAGTTTGTCAACTGTAGCCCCTGAAATAGTTTTAAATGCCATTGTATATGTGCCTGGCGTTTTTGGTAATGCTACACCAAACATACCTGCATCTACATATTTTGTAGCAGCAGCTAAACTATAGATACCCATAGATCTAAAATGCGCATTTGTTTTAATATAATAACCGATTGACGTAACATCAGTCCCATCAGCCTCATCTAAAAAGTCATTATCAGTTCCTGGTGTACCAGTACCAGCACTCGCAAAAGCAGCTACTTTTTCATTTGCCTGTGTCCAATCAGCTACATTTTGTTGCTCAGAAACTGTTCTTGATGCAACAATAAGCCCATACCACGAATTGTCTATCAGCTTAATTGCATCTAATGCTGCTGAATAATCTACATCACCGACTTCTTTGTGGCTAATTGCAATTTTTTCAACTGTCGGTGATTGTGAAAAAATCTCTCTTGCTGCAAAATATTCAGGATCCGCCGTTCCATTGTCAAGACCAGCCGCAACATCAGATAATGTCGTATAAAAATCAATTCTATTTCCGGTGCTTGAGTTTTCACCTACAATATTAATTATCCCAAATGATGCTTGGGATAGCGCCTGCGTTTGTCTTGTGATATTGACTGTTATAATTGAGCTTATTTCACTCATTTGTAAACCCCTTTTTCTTATATATTAGAAATATTTATTTCTTTTAATACATTATTTTCTTGATCTTTTAATTCACCATTGATACCCACAGTCTCGACTATTGGTGCGTCTATTTCTACTTGTGAACCAATTCTAAATGCCATATCTATATTAGCCCTCTGCTCATATATCGTGTCTCTCAATGTTGATATATCATGTATTCCTAAATTTTGTATATATGATATACCACCATTTTTCAGAAGATATGTTATATTTACATTATCTTTACAAAATAGAGTAAATTTTTCAAGCTCTGTTTTTGCGTTATTGCCGTAATATTGCGCACTAAATATTATCTCTCTTGTCCCAGTAATAACAGCTACCTCATTTATATCTGGTGCTGTTTGATGATTTGATAATACTGCCTGTATAGACATAAATTTTAACCCAATATACGGTAAGTCTGGTCTCGTTCCACTGGGAGTGAGTGATTCTCTAAACACTATAGTTGTTGTTGGGAATATTAATAATGCCCATGCCCGTATTGTATTTTGAATATCTGTTTGTGTTAACATTATTTATTAACCAATCTGATTATAATATATCTATAGTGATTTATTATGTTATTCTGCCAAACAAATTTTTTTATCACTTCCCAGCGTGATCCATCGTGATCTATTTGATCCGGCTGATCATCGTCATTGTCCAATAGACAAAAAAGTAAAGAGCCCGTAAAAATATTTAATCTATCAGAACCCCGCCTATTTGCTGGGATGAAATCAATTTCCTCAGGATTAAATGGTTGTATACTTGCTTTTACAGCAGGTAAAGCTTCTTCTGTGCCGTCAACCCAATAACCGTCAACCCAGTCACCGCCTGACATTCTGTATGCTGTTAATGTATTATTCCGTAAACTCATATTATTTTATTATCACTATATCATATTGAAGAGAGTTAAGCATTTGTGCTGTGTCAATTAAAGTTTTATTAGTTCCTTTTTTTTGCTTAGTATAATCACTTAATTCAGTAAAATTTCCATTTCTTATTTCTCTTTTAGTTGCTGCAAGCATCCATTCACCCAATAAACCTAATGTTTTACTTGCGTTTAATTGTCCTTTTACTACTCGTATATACAGTTTTTCTTTAAAGTCATTTAAACCTTTTAAATTATTATCAAATGATTGTCGTATAAATGGTCTTTCTGGTATTTTATCTGTGCCAAACTCATTAAATGCTGCAATCATTATTATTTCCGAAAACGCTGTTGCTGGTTTATGATCACTACCTTTTTTTGTACTTGAAGCAAGTTTTCCGTTTTCCGGGAAACCTACTTTCACATAACTTTTTTCAAGTACATTTAACGCATGTATAACATGTACCCAGCTTGAGTCATCTACTACCTTTAAAAATTTTGTATTTTTAACGCCTAATTTAAGCATGTTTTATTTATACCAATCTATTCATTGGTAAAACACAATTTCCTTTTATTAGCTCAATTAATTTTTGCCCATAAGTGGTTGCATTTAAATCACCAAAACCGTTATCTTCGGATGTGGTTTGCTCATAACTTTTTGATAATTGCCCCTCTTTTTCACTTTTTAAAGCACCAGACGCACCACCACCAGAGTCACTGCCATCAGTAGCCCCACCGTCACGAGCTTCAAGAGCTAATCCGTGACAAACTCTTAACGCTACAGCGTATTTATATTTAGTTTCTGTGGTATCACCAAAACACACTATTGATGTATTTAATTTAGCTAATATTATTAAATCATCCAGCCTTGGATCAGTAGCGTATTGCGGTGACAATACAGCAACAATACTTGTTATTGAGTCAGTAGACATTATTTGTCAATCTCAACTTCAGTACCAGTGTCGAAAACTTCTAACTGCTTTTTAATAGCATTAATAACTTTTGATCTATTAGAGTTAGCTTCTTCATCTTCAAGCAAACGAATTAAACTATTTCTATCAACCGTTTTCTTAACAACTGATAATGCTTTTCTATCACTAAGCTCTGATATAACTGATTCCTGTAATGGGGCATTAGTAACAACATTAGTTTTTTTTGCACGAGGGGTAAAACTACCATCAGTAACATCAAGAGCTGGAATAAGCTCAAATTGTGCTTTGTATGGTTTCATTTTGACCACTTCTGCGGATGTAATTACATTGTTACCAGGTTTGAGACATACTTTACCAATAACAATTATTTTTTTACTGCTATTCATTATTATCATTATATTCTCCGTTTTTTTATTTTTTTATTTTTTTAGTCTAAAAGGGCATTAATATTAGTATTAGTATTAGTATTAATACCCTTTTGCTATACATTTAAAATTTACGTTTTTATACCCCTTCAACAAGCCTTACGGATAAAGGATATGCAATTATCATTCCACCACACCGTGAATGACAAGCAATTTTATATGCAAGGTTTCGTGGCTCTGGTGGTAGTTGCTCAAAAAACTGTGGTATTTCAAGTGATAAATGATCAGTTTCTCTAGTGTATGTTGCCATAACGTTAACCGGGCCGGACGCTCCTGTTGGTGCTGGTGTAACATCTTTCAGCTCATTAACCCAATCAATCCGTGTGATACTTGGATTGTTAGCAAGAAAAAACTGAAGAATCGTTGTATCAGAACCAGCAGCAAGCGGTGTTTTCTGAATGAGTGCATATTGAGCAATAGGTAATATCATAGTATCAGGAGCCTCGACTCCATTTGTCAGCTCTATTGTATCAGTAACAGCAGCGTTCATATCAGTTAATATTTCTGATGGTAGTTTACCCGACCATAGGCTATTGCCAGATGTTGCGCCTACTTGAACTATTTCAGATGTGACGTTTGGATGAAACAAAAAACCAACCAGATTGTATTTAGAATCACCATACCATGCAATTCTATTGACTTCTTGATCATTTGCACGCTTTGAAGAATTTGCTTTTGACTGTTTTAAAGGTTTTCCGGTTTTAGAGCCTTTTCTGATTTCTTGAATACTGTAACCATAGCTTGTTCCGATACCACGAATATCGCTTGTAAAGCGTTCGCCTTTAATATCGGCTACAGGTAGGTCATCAGCATAAGAGGCAATAATTTTAGCTACTCCAACCTCATCAAACATTTCATACGTAATAGTCTCATCAGCAGGATCAGCTTCAGTCGATATTGGGAATAACCCGTTCAATGCTTTCATTAAAGGGTATTTTTTCTGGTATGCTTTTGCTTTTACATGTTCAAGTTCTTGCTCAAAAAAGATTGTTTCCCCTTGATCAAGTCTCGAAGAATTTACACCAGCCATAATTTTCTCCTTAGTTTTTTATTTCTATTTATTATTAACTTAAAATTAAAAACACAGCCAATTTAATAGCCGCACTAAAATTAAGGGTTATTTATTTCAACAATACTTATTCCAGCAGCAGCAACCGTTCTTATAAATTTACCGCCAGTAGCTAAATTACCGCTTGAAACATTTGTAAACTTACCTGCATTCGCACCACCAACAACAACATAAGCAGTCTCATCTTTTACAACAGCAACAACTGTGGGAACCCAAATAGGGCCTTTTGTCAAATAGCCAACAGCCTCACCAACAGCGTATATTGATGTATCTGCTGTAAGATTTGCCATTTTATGTGTATGCACTGATATACCTCTAAAAACCTCACTGCTTGAATACACATAAGTGGCTGTCGCTTGTGATCCCCCAGCAGTGACAACAAATGACAAGATAATATTTTCATTTTCGGTGGATGTAACAATAATGGTTCTGCCAGAATCATAGATAGCTGATACACCAGATAAAGCATCAATTGCATCAATGACATGATCTAATGTAGTTCCCTGATCTACTGAAAACGTTACCGGTGCAATGGCAACACCATTGACAGTGCCGTTGATTACATTACCCGTAACAAAATCTGCACTAAAAGTTATAGCACCGATTTGTACATAAGGTAGACTCACCTGGTTTTCATCAGCTCCCTGGACAACACCAAAACCAAAAGGCACAGCAACTTCAGCAGCACCTGATTTCACATTTGTGTTTTCAAGCGTGGCAATCATCCCCTCATACGCCTCTGCCATATTCTTGTTATAATCTAATTGCATAATGCTTCCCTTCTGTAAATGTATTATTTTTTATTTTTATTTTTATTTTTTACCTTAATAAACGGATAAAACTATTTACTTATTTTTTATCTTTACCATAGTTTTCGCATGATTCCTGTAATTCTTTAAAGGCATCTACCCGTGCTTTTTCAGAGTCAATTACTTTACTACTGTCACTATTAAACCGACTTGCGCTCTTTGCTCTTTGCGTATTAATATTTTTATCCTTATTGCCGCCTGAATCAAGCTCTTCACAAAGAATATCAAAACGTGCTGTAATATACGCATCATCTGCATCTTCTTTAATAGATGGATACTTTACAAGTACGCAGGCTTTTTTAATTTCTGCATTACTCATTGTATCTAATTTCTTTTTTGCTTCATCATCAAGAATTGCATCTGCAACAAAATTAAGCCTAATCATTTCTTTTGCAGCAACTTTTACAGCATCTGAATTATCAAGCTTTTCAAGCTTTTCAAATTTTTCTTTTACGTCATCACGTTCAGCGGTCAATGTAGCAATAGTTTTTTTCAGCCCATCAACATTTACTACTGCTGCATCATATTTCTGTGTAACAACAGTGTTTTTCCGGGATAAATTTTTTACCTTGTTCGCAACCTCTGGGGATGAATCATAATTTAAACCATCGCCACAATCAACTTTCACCATATTTTCTATGCTCATAATTTTCTCCTTATTTTTTAATGAGTCTTTATTTGTATTATTCTTTATATTATTCTTTAATTCAATAGCAAAATCACAATCAACAGAATCAAACTTCAATTTTGCGTTACTGCCAGCTCGTGCAGTAGTAACTAAGGCAAGGTGGTTATACCGTATATTGGTTTGTCTATAATCGTACCTCTCACCATCATACTCACCAGCATCTTTTTTTAAATCAACTGTGTAGCCTAGTGACAATTGACGTTTACCAGAATTAACGGCATCGATAGCTACTTGATCTGTAATAATCACAGATGATACCAGATATTTCCCATCTGGGCGCACATTTTCACCTGTTGTGCCTACGGATAATCGCTTTACATTATTTGAGTCTATCATCACTGAGGGATGGTCATTAGTAATGGGTATCATTTCCAGTGAATTTAAACTATCCAAGGAAAATACATCATCCGGGTGGCGTAATTCTTTGCGTAATGTGCCATCTTGATTCACATATGTAAACACGCCAGTACGAGTAATAACACTATCACCTTTCAAAAACCCTTCACGAGTTTCTATAATTCGGTCGATGCTGCCAGCATCAAAACGTATACCTTGTTTTACTTTTCTCATTGTCGTCCTTATATTTTATCCTAAAAAACAAAAAAACCCTCTTTTATTGCGCTAAATAAAAAAAATCTTTATCTAGTTTAATAAAAGAGGGTTTTTAAGCACATTGCTTTACTAGCTTAAATTACAAATCTCTTAGTTATTATCAATATATATTAAAATTCTCAAAAAAGCGCTACTTTTTTTATTTATCTTCCATAGTGTCATTTTTTAAATCTTTTTGATTATAGCTCTGTACGGTTGATACGTTAAACGATCCAATCCCGCCAGCTCTACAGTTTATTTCTATAATTATTTTCCCTGTGTATTTTTTAAACAGAGGAACTGACAAATACATACACAGTATTTTAGTGATCCCTTTTACAGCTTCTTTTATACTCATGCTTATAATCCAATCGTTGAAAAATCAGGATCTGCCCAGCATCTGCATTGATAATCCTGTCCTGGATGACCTGTTGACATAGGTGGAGTATCCCACGCAAATCGTTTATTATTATTATTTAAATGCGTTTGTCGTACACGACTATCGTTGGAAGCTTGCCAGATATAGTGTGTTATACCATACCCGGTCTGGTTATTCATTGTCAATTGCCCGTTTAATTTTCCTATTTGATCCCTGGCTATTAACCTGGCTCTTGACCTGGACACGTCTAATGTGTGTTCTACATTAGACGCTATAGTTTCAACTCGTTGTCCAGAGATAATACTATTATTTAGACTGAGCTTCATTTTTCTTAAAGTCTCAGATTCTAAATTAGTTATTAAATTAACATTCTCATTTATAAACGCTTTAATGATTTGAGCTACACCAGGGACTCGAATAAAGCCTTTAATACCTAATACACTCTGTAAAATACTTGACCACTGCGCACTATTCCATTTATTTGTTTTTTGGCTTATATCAGTAGCCAATAACACTGGGGATGGTGTTTCAGTAGCTAATCTTATTTTTAATGTATCAAATACGCTGTTTAAATTTGCTGTATATTCATCATTTCGATGAGCTACAAAATAATCAACACCATCAAAAGATATTTTATTTAATTCATATTCTGCCTTCAATCCTGGGATAGCAGGTATTATTAATGTATTGACCTCATGTTCTATGATATTTACATATCTAACTAATTCAGCCTCGTACAACTTTTCCACCGCCCAGGGATATTTCCATTTCGGTGTTTTCTTCAATTTCTTTTTATTGTTTATCTTATTTTGTAAACCAAATGCAATAGATAAAAAAGAGGGTTCTTTAGCCATTATTTATTTCCTCATTCTCTATCGACTCCATTTTATTCAATAACTCTTTCCTTTTGTTAATATCTATATATACGCCAGACTGTTTATCATTATTCAACAACCAAAGCACTTCTTCGGGGAGTAAGACGTTCCTGTCAATTAATTTAGAATAATCCTCAATCTTTTTAGTATTGATCTCGGATAGCTCTTTTGGATCCGGTTTTTTGATAGGTTTAAAAATTACTTTTAATGTGCCATTCTCGGGTAATTTTATTTTATACGCTTTTGAATTAATAATCAATTGATTAATAAACTCAACTAAACCTTGAACTTTATCTAATTGATATGCCTCAACCCAACCATAAAAAGATTCAAAATCGGCTTGTCCAGTAGCATTCTCTCCTGCGGGTGACCTGCCCATGAGTAATGTTACTGGTAATCGTGATACAGCAGCTAACATAATGTAATACTCCTGCATGACCTGTGGTAACCCAGCCACTGAAGATGAGGACTTAGTGTAATCTTCTTTTGTGTCAAGCATAATTGTGTGCATTGTTGATCTACCTTCATCAATAATATTCATCCTATCTCTTACTTTGTCAATCTGATCAGAGTAGATCATTTGTTGTAGATTATCCATTTTTATAATAGTCTGCATAAAATCATATGTTACATCTTCAACATTGTCAAATACAGCCATGCATGATGATAGCTTTGTAAAAATTTCTTGGAACACAGGATTACCCCAGCCTCGTAGTGTGTTTCTAACTCTATCAGACACCTGCAAACCGTCCAGTATATATGTTCTAGAATAATGCACCTTAAATTCTTGTCCATTGATAGGTGTTATCCTATAAAATTCGGGTTCATTATATCTTGGTTTATTAATATCCGTTTGTAAATCTTCATCATACCATTGCACCCGCCATCTATCGTAGACCTGGGTAAACTCTATACCGTCTAATCTATCTAAATTTACCTCATCTTCAGCATCACCGCCATCATTTAAACCAAAAAATATTAAAGAGCCACCATGTATTCTATCTATGATTAATGATCTTTTTATGGGTTTAAATAATTTTAAATTCTCGTACACATCTAATATCTGGTTTTCAGGATCCCCTTCAATAACAAAACCCTCTTTCAACGCATATAGCGGATACACATCTATGATTTTTGACCCTAAACCCTCACCCTCATACAGATCATCCAAAACATATTCACCCAGCGTTTTATTAATTTTAAACTGTTTGTTAGCTTTTTTATCATACTGATTAAATCCTGATTTAGTAAATAAATTTTGCCATCCATCAGTATTAATATTCCCTGCCTCGTGTCTGCTATCTGTGTTTACTTTTTTACTCATTCACTGCCTCTTTGTGAGTTAAAAAATTTTTTCTGCTGTTGTTGCAAATCTTGTATTACAAACATGACATACTGCTACTCTACCACAGCATTCATATTGAAACGGTGTTACACCGCAATTAGGGCATTTATCTGCACTCATAATATTACCCTTTTGTAAATGATGCATTATTACAAGCAGCGGAAATAAATACTGAATCTATAGTTTTATATTCCTGTATATACGCTTCAACAAAACAATAACATTTTTTCTCACATGGCTCTTTGTCGAGCGGACATAACCATCCTGGGTGAATAGATAATTTTGCATCTCTTACTTTTTTAATCTTTTCTTCTTTAGTCAATTGTAACTCCTTTATTTCACTATATTTATTTTTGATGGATAACCTATTCCAGTGCAATTTTTTCTTTTTTTTCTTATTTCTGACTATTTAATATGGTTTGCTTTAACTTATTTAATACCTCATCAACTCTGGAATAT